CGATGATGCTCTTGAAGCATTATGGAAGAGACAGTATTCACTTACTGCGATCACTGCTCCAGACCAGTTCAAGTCATATGATGATCTTGAGAAGCGTTTGAAGTATGTTCTTGGCAAAAAGCCAGTCAATCGCTACATCCCTGACGAAGAGTTGGAGAGTGAAAGTGAAGGTCTTGATGTTGCAGAAAAAGTAGTTACTCAAGCAGTAGCAACTCCTGCAGCAACTACAACAGTTGATTCTGATGAAGATGATGCACTATCATATTTTCAAAAGTTAGCAGATAGTTAACTATTGATATAAACGTATATTATCTCCTTGTACTAAGGTTCTGCTCAAAAATTGAGTGGAACCTTTTTTATTACTTATCAGTTCCTCAAGATCATCTAATATAATATTTAAATAAATTGGTTTTAATAAAAATATATTTCTTTTCTTTTCATTTATTTCACTCTCATGAGTAAAATTTGTTACTGGAGAAGCTATGTCTGTTCTTATCACTTGTTGCTCAGAGAGATCATCAAAATATGAGACACTCTGACCAACACCAACTCTAATTCCTGAAGGTATTATGATTGTTCCATCACTTGCTTTGACTTCTCTTGATTTATAATGATGTATTCCAGAATATAAAGTTTCTTCGCTGTCATATTTTTCAGTTATATATGTGTTAAAATCTGCTTGTGACATCGGCCACTCGCTTTGAATATTGATAATATTATTTGAAATTAAAACTACCCAGTCAAGAGTTGCATCACCATAAACCTCATGAGCAACATTGTCAGGCCTATCATCTCCTATAACAGAATATTTCGTGAAGAATGTAAGGTCTTGAAAAAGATCTTCTCTTAACTTTGCTCTCTTGAAAAGGTTTTTGACGAGAGAAAAATCACTCTCTTTTCGACCATCTTCTGTGCGGTTAACGTAGAGAAAATCTCCTAGATTTGAAAAATATGGATTTGGCATTTTAGAATCCTATACCTCTTGACTTTGCTTGACCTGCGAAATCTGTATCGAATATACTATCCTCTAATTTATTAACAGGAGTTTTATTATCACTATCATAATCATCATTGTAAAGTGATTCTAATTCTTGGAAAGATAATGATAATGAATATGAGACCATTGAAGTATCTTCATAAGTCATATATGAATTCTCCGGCATATAATTCACACCAACTGACAATAAAGCACACTCTTTGATTCGTGGTAAAAATCCGTGAGGTCGTAACCCATTTAAAAACTCTAATCTATAAGTGTTTGGTGCACCAAGAAATGTGCCACCACGAGTTCTTTGGGCAGCACTTGATTGTTTTAATGCTCTTATGATTTGTCTTACTTGTTCTGATTCACCACTATCTCTCGGACTTAACACAAATTGAAAAGTAAACGATCTTAAGGTTGGCCCTTTAAACAACAATGCTAAATTATTATTCAGTATTGATCCTTGTGTTCTTGCTAATAATTCATCAGTATCAACTCCAGTTGCACTTCCAGCGATGAGGTTTTCAAGAGCTCTTTTTGTATTTGGATCTTTCAATTTTCTTTTAAGTACAGATCCTGTGCTCTCCTCTTTTTTAACTTTACCTTGAAAAAATTCTAATGCTGCTCCAGTGGCAAATTTTTGAAGTGGATTTAATTTGCCCTCACCAAAATTAACCTTGTTTTGATCTGTAACACCATCTGGTATCGGTAAAAAGATGCTTCCTATGATACTTTTACCAAATTCTTCTTTATTACTATTTTCACCAGCTGCAGTTTTATTAAAAGCAGTACCCCTACGATTAGTTTTATTACTTTTCTTCATTGATGATTCATATCCTCCAGCTCGATAAGTGGTGGTTCCTAACTCTAATCCCCCTTGTCCAAACTTTTTTTTCTTCTTTTTTGATGGGTCAGAGTTAGCGTCTAAAGGTTTAAGTATTGATATTTTTAACTTGTCTTGAACACTATTTGCAATGTGTGATGGATAGAACATCTTTGGATATTTACCTCTTGCAAGTTTTTTATCTAATGCTTTTTGTTTTTTCTCTGCTGCATCTTCAGCAGCTTTTGAATCAATCGCATCATCTTTATTGTTTGCTCTTTGATTATTGCTAAAATTATTAAGACCTGCTTTGACTTTATAATTTTCATCTTTTATTATGTCCTTAACTCCATTAGAAGAATATCTTTGTATTTTTTCTTCGTTATTTTTCACATAAGGAATTTTTGCACCTGCCTCTGTTAACTCAAATGATTTTTTTGAAGGGTCAGTTGATCCTGTCGCTATTACAACTCCTGCTCCGTTTGCACCTAATTGACTTTTATTTACACTACCCAATTCATTAAATGCGTTCAAATCTTCTTTATTCTCAAACAATATAACTTCTCTTTTGTAACGTATTATTCCTTTATCATCGACACCATCTTCACTTACTCTCGTGACAGTATATGCTCTATTGTTTTTTTCGTTTCTAGGGAGCTTTCTCACACCAGGCCCGGTAACTTTTTGAAATGATGATGTTTTGCTTATTTGGAATTTATTACCATCATTAAATTTTTGTGGAGGATTGGTATTACTTGTATTAGTTCTTCCCATTGTATCGACCTTTTTAGTTATTTAGGAACTTAGCATAAGGAATCGCAAGAAGATCATCAAGTTCATCTGGTTGCACTATGTATAACTGCCCTGCGAGTTCTGCCCAAGTATAGTTACGATACTTTTGCCAATGAAAATTAAGACCACGGAAACCCCAACCAAATATGTCAGTGCAGGCTATGAGTGGATGTTGATCGTAAGTAATGTTTGGAGTCTTTGGATTATACACAAAGGTATAAAAATTTCCAACATCAGGAACTGGTGTGACAGTATCATTTAAAAGAGACATAATTTCCAGCATCATGTCTTCCTGATCATTTGTTGGATTGTTTATACTATTTCCTTCGAGTCTACTCATCTGATTCCGAGTTCTTTCTCTGTAACAACTTTAAATTCAATACGATGATCTTCACAAAATTCTTTTGCAGCTTTCCATTTTGCTTGATTAACTGCATAGGTCACACACTCTGTTAAATATGATTTTGTTTTTCGACTTCTTGGTTTTGGAGGTCGTGTTTGTTTAAATGGTTTAACTTCAACCACATAAGTTTTGACACTATCATTCTTCTCTTTTACTTTTATAAGATAATCTGGATAATAATTATGAACTCGATTATCTTTTGGTGAAAGATATGGTATGCTGAATTCCTCTGATGCCCATGATATAATACTGTTATTCATATCACACCACTGACAAAATTTTCTTTCCCAACTACTACGACATATTATCATCTTCGAGTTACCTTTATACTTGTGTGGGTACACAGGAGTATATCTACTTTTGATACTCTCGCCCATAACTTGCCTACATAATATACAAGGTCAATCTATATTTATATATGGCTACCATCCCACCACAACGAAAATCGATATCTCAAGTGAAAGCACAGTTGTTAAACCCTGCAACAACTTCTCATTTTCAGGTGAGTGTTTCTTTTCAGAATAGTAGATTTAATAAATTTAAATCTGAACTGGGACTCAATTTAGATCAAGGAAGACTCAATATATTATGCTCTGATGCAGCATTACCCGGATCAAGATTTTTAACAGCAGAAATAAACAATAATCTTCCGGGTGTAAGAGAGAGACATGTATATCGTAGAAGTTATGATGACCAAATCAATCTTTCTTTTTATTGTGATGCAGATCAATATTTACCAATAAGGTTTTTTGAAGCATGGATGAATTTTATTGCAGGTACAAGCACAAGTGAGAATGTTGCTAATCGTTATTATTCTTACAGAGTAAAGTTTCCAGATGAATATACAAAAAATTCTTCACTAGAGATAACAAAGTTTGAGAAAAACTTAGATTCAAGAAGACAGACAAAAATACTTACTTATAAGTTTGTTAATTGTTTTCCACTTGCCATCAACACGATGCCTGTTTCGTATGATGCATCAAATCTTCTTAAATGCACTGTCGGTATGGCTTACTCAAGATACTTTATTGAGGATAGACCAGCTGGTGTTATTCCAAGATTTGCGAATGCACTTGACAGAAGAAATACAGAGAGAAGAGAAAATAGACGTAGAATAAACGCTGATTCAAATAGAGATGGTATTCTCAGTCCAGCAGAGGAATTAGGAGTGAGTGAGGAGGATCTTAGAATAGTATAAGAACCCGACTAAATAAACTTACTGAACTATAACATTATGCCATTACCAAAAATTGCAACACCAAGTTATGAAC